GCCCCCCACCCCCTATATTTTTAGACACTCACAAACATCTTGACTTTTAGACAGTTTTAAGGGTACATTCCGCCCCATGCTGATTTTGACACCCGACCTTGAGATCCCTCTGATTGACGACCTCGATCAGAACTTCAATAAATTGACACTGCGGGAGCGGGCCGAGGTAGCGTGCAAAACCATCGAGATCCTGTCTGCGGCAGGAGCCGACTTCACAGGAGAAGAGCCTCAAGACATGGCTATAGCCAGGGATGTAATTCGGGGCAGCGAGTCACTAACTACAAAGACGGTAAAACAAAATCCGGGTGCATTGGCCCATGTACGCCGCTTGTTAACAGAGTACGAAGAACAAGTTGTTATAGAAGCAGCCCAACTTCGTAACTACATTACCAATAAACTAATTATTGAGTCAGATGACAATGATCCACGTATACGGATTAAAGCGCTTGAGCTTCTTGGCAAGATTAGTGATGTAGGGTTGTTCACAGAGAAGTCTGAGATTACATATAAGAACAAGTCTGATGAAGAGTTGGATAAGACGCTTGAGTCTAAGATTCAAGAAATTCTTAACCGCAATACGATTGACCTAGCCCCGGAGGATGTCTTTGGAGACCCCAAAGAGCGAAGCCCATTCCTTGAAAAGTTTAAACCCGCAGATTCTGAACAATCTCAGCAGGTTTGAGAAGGAAAAACTTTTAGAAGCGCTTTTGGAAAAAGAGCGTAGGCAGCGTGTTACCTCTTGTAAAGCAGACTTTCTTGAGTACGTCAAGCAGATATGGCCAGGGTTTATATCAGGTAGACATCACCGCATCATGGCGGATGCGTTTAATAAAGTGGTAAAAGGGGAATTAACTCGTGTCATCATCAATATGCCACCCCGGCACACCAAGTCTGAATTCGCTTCGTATTTGTTTCCATCCTGGTTTCTTGGAAATAACCCACACAAGAAAGTCATCCAAACCTCTCACACTGCCGAACTTGCCACCGGATTTGGTCGTAAGGTCCGGAACCTTGTGGACAGAGACGATTACAAAAAAATTTTTGAAGATGTTGAACTGCAAGCGGACAGTAAGGCTGCGGGCCGTTGGAACACAAATCACGGCGGGGAATATTTCGCAATTGGTGTTGGCGGTGCAGTTACGGGTAAGGGCGCCGATCTACTTATCATTGATGACCCGCACTCGGAACAAGAGGCGGTTCAAGCCGAAACTAACCCGGAAATCTATGACAAAACCTATGAATGGTATACGTCTGGTCCGCGCCAGCGCTTACAGCCAGGGGGCCGCATTGTCATCGTGATGACACGGTGGAGTAAAAAAGATCTGACTGCTCAAGTTTTAAAATCCTCATTACAAAGAAACGGTGAGACGTGGGAAGTGATTAACTTCCCAGCGATCATGCCGAGTGGCAAACCACTGTGGCCTGAGTTTTGGCCTCTAGAAGAATTAGAAGTACTAAAAGAACAACTGCCCGTACACAAGTGGCAGGCGCAATATATGCAGGACCCCACTAGTGCAGAAGGCGCACTGATCAAAAAAGAATGGTGGCGGATGTGGGAGAAAGAACACGCACCCCCTTGCGAGTTCATCATTCAGTCTTGGGATACTGCATACACTAAGAACACACGGTCTGACTATAGTGCCTGCACCACGTGGGGTGTGTTTTATCAAGAAGATGAAGACACGGGATATAAGAAGCCCAACATCATATTGCTCAATGCGTTTAAAGAACGCATGGAGTTTCCAGAATTAAAACAAAAAGCGTTGGAAGAATATCAATATTGGAAGCCCGATGCGTGTATTGTTGAAGCGAAGGCGGCTGGCGCGCCGCTCATATTTGAATTACGTCAGATGGGGGTTCTTGTTTCCGAATACACCCCTAGCCGTGGCAACGACAAAATTGCCCGAGTTAATGCGATTACGGACCTCTTTGCTTCAGGCGTTGTCTGGGCACCCGAGACCCGCTGGGCTGAAGAAGTCATAGAGGAGTTTGCGGCGTTCCCGGCTGGCGAACATGACGACTTGGTGGACTCCAGCACCCAGGCGTTGATCAGATTTAGACAGGGCGGCTTCATACCATTAGACAGTGATGAAGCAGATACTCCGTTTGAGGCTAGGCCAAGGGCGTACTACTGATGGAACAGTGGAAAAAGAAAAACTGGGTGCAGATCACAGGAATTCTGTGGCGCGATGGGTTTGATGAGAGAAATTTATTACAGAGGTTGCGAGACTATGCGCTTTGGCGTTGGTACAGCGCTGTACGGGCTATGAAAAACCCAGCAAAATGGTGGAAGCGCCGCCAACGGGTGCGCCAGATCAACCGATATTTACTAGCCGAGGCTCGTAAATATAAACAAGACCGACAAGGAATTTAAAAATGGCTATTGACAAAGCGCTTTACGAGGCTCCTATGGGTTTGCAAGCCCTAGAAACTGAGCCGCTTGAGATTGAAATTGAAAATCCAGACTCCGTTTCTATTGAAATGGATGGAATTGAGGTTGAAATTGAACCTGGCCGCAAAGAAAAAACAGGAATTAAAGACTTTTCAGCCAATTTGGCTGAACACATGGACGAAACTGCACTTCAATTGCTATCAGATGAGTTAGTTGACAACTTTGATAACGATAAACGTTCGCGTAGGGACTGGGAACAGACGTACAAAACCGGTCTAGACCTGCTGGGACTCAAGATTGAGAACAGAACTGAGCCTTGGCCGGGGGCGTGCGGGGTGTATCACCCCATTTTGACTGAAGCTACAGTGCGGTTTCAGTCAGAAGCCATCATGGAGACGTTTCCAACGCGTGGTCCGGTCAAAGCCAAGATCCTCGGTAAGGAAGATGATGCTGCTGAGAAGGCTGCAGAGCGTGTCAAAGACTATATGAACTATGTGTTGACCGAGAAAATGGTCAACTACCGCACCGAGCATGAGCGGATGCTCTGGGCGCTGCCTCTAACAGGCTCGGCGTTTAAAAAAATCTATTATGACCTGACGATTAAACGCCCAGAAGCCATATTTATTCCTGCTGAAGACTTCGTAGCGCCATTTACGGCGTCTGATCTTGAGTCATGTGAGCGCTTTACGCACGTAATGCGTAAAGTTAAAAATGAAATTAAGAAAATGCAAGTGTCAGGATTCTATAAAGACATAGAACTTGAAGATCCGCCTGAAGTTATAACTGATGACGTTAAAAAAGCAGAAGCCGAGGCTCAAGGCATCGATATTATTAAAGATGATCGGTACACGCTGCTTGAGATGAACGTCAATTTAGACTTAGAAGATGATCCGTACCGTGCAGAAGGTGAAATTGAGATCCCATACGTTGTTACGGTGGACTACAACAGCGGTCAAGTGTTATCCATCTATCGTAACTGGAACGAAGATGACGACACGTATAAACGACGTATGCACTACGTTAAGTACGACTACGTTCCTGGGTTTGGGTTCTATGGTTATGGTCTGATCCACTTAATTGGTGGTCATGCTAAAAGTGCAACTTCGCTGCTTCGACAATTGATTGATGCTGGCACGCTGGCTAATCTGCCAGGTGGACTGAAAACCCGTGGTATGCGAATCAAGGGCGATGAAACGCCAATCATGCCGGGTGAATTTAGGGACGTGGACGTGCCTAGTGGCAAGATCCAGGAGAACATTGCGTTCCTGCCATATAAAGAACCAAGCCAAACCCTTCTTTTGCTCTTTGATAAGATCGTAGAACAGGGCCGAGGGATGGCAGCGGTTGCTGATCTAAAGATTGGTGATGTAGACCAGAACACCCCGGTAGGCACTACATTGGCGGTCCTTGAGCGGATGCTCAAGATCATGTCTGCGGTCCAGGCACGGATGCACTCCACACTCAAGAGAGAGTTTGGGCTGCTAAAAGCCATTATTGAGATAACTCCACCTACGGCCTACGAGTACAACGTGGACCCAGACCGCATGATCAAGACTTCGGACTTTGATCGGGTGGACATTATTCCTGTATCGGACCCCAACGCCTCTACATTCTCACAGCGGATGTTGCAGTACCAGGCTGCACTACAACTTTCTCAACAAAAGCCTGAGTTGTATGACTTGCCTGAGTTGCACCGAGGCATGATCCGGTTAATTGGGTTTGAAAACGCCGACAAGATTGTGCCTAAGAAGGATGAGATACCGTACCGCGACCCTGTGTCTGAGAATGCCATGGTGCTGCAGGGCAAGCCTGTCAAGGCGTTCCCTGAGCAGGACCACGAGGCCCACATCATGGTGCATACAAACGCTATGAAAGACCCCAAACTGCGTGCCTTGGTTGGTCAGTCTCCTAATGCACAGGCTATTGCTGCCGCCATGGAAGCCCACGTTGCGGAACATTTGGGTTATGCCTATCGCACTGAAGTTCAACGCGCTCTAGGTATTGAGATCCCGCCGCTTGGTGCGAAGATGGACCCGCTGATGGAGAATCAACTGTCTCGTCTGATGGCAGATGCGTCTCAGAAAGTGTTGCAGCAGAACCAGGCAGAGATGGCCCAGAAGGAAGCCATGGCTCAAGCACAAGATCCGCTTAATGAGATTCAGCGCCAAGAACTGCAGATCAAAGCCGCTGAAGTTGAACGTAAGACTAAGAAAGATATGTCTGATGCAACGCTTCGGTCAGCCGAGATTGCTATCAAACAAGAAGAGGCTGCTAACAAAAAGGCAGAGCAAGAACAAAAACTTGCATCTCAGGAAGTGTTGGAAGGATTCCGTGCAGCAGTCAACTTAAGAAAGGGGCCGTCACAACGTGGCTAAGTCGTTTGAAGAATTATTTTTAGAAAAAATAAAAGCGGAAGTAGAACGTTACACAGAGGATGTTGTCATGGGGTCAGCTAACGATTACTCAGAGTATCGGGAAAAAGTTGGCTTCCTTCGCGGCATGATGAGTGCAGTTGGTATTTTTGAAGAAATCATTAATAGAGCAAGAAAGGAAAATTTAAATGATTAGAGGTGTTGGCGCGCCAAGCGTTGAAGCAACAAAAAACAAAGTCGAAGAAGCAAGAGCCACACATACGCTGCCTGTTCCACAGGGGTGGAAGATTTTGATTGCCATGCCGGTCTTAGAAGAAAAGACCTCGGGCGGCGGGATCATTCTGCCTAGCCAAACTAAGAACGCTGAAGAAGTTGCAGCAAACATTGGATATGTTGTATCTATGGGTCCAGATTGCTATACCGACATGAGCCGATATGCCAGCGGCCCGTGGTGCAAGTTAGGTGACTGGATCATCATGCGTTCTTATTCTGGCTCGCGCTTCACTATTGGTGGACATGAGTTCCGCCTAATCAACGAAGACACGGTTGAGGCCGTGATTGAAGACCCATCAGGGTTTACCCGAGCATAAGGAGCAATACATGGCAACTAATAAGATGAAGGAAATGATCGAGGACGAGGGTAACGGCCTTGGCCCCGATGGGCTTCCTGAAGAGACGCAGATCCTAAAAAAATCTGCCGAGCCGGAAGAAAAGTTTGAGTTTGTGGTTGAGGGTGAGGAAAATGTTGCACCGCAAAAAAGAACCGCCCCCAAGGACGAACTAGAGCAATACAAAGAAGATAAAGATGATGAGTACGCAAAACTCAAAAAAGAACTTGAGGAAGAGCGTGCCTATCGTCTTAGGGTGCAAGAAGAACAGGAAGAGGCTCTTCGGTACGCTCAAGCAGCGGTTGAAGAAAATAAGCGACTTAAGACTGTTCTTGACCAAGGCTCCACACTCTATACCGATACTGTCAAATCTAAATTAGACACTGAATTGATTTCTGCTCAGAAGGCTT